TGGTAGCCTCGCCTCAATACCATTCAACCGACTACCGCAACTCGTTCTCGAGGCCGATGGTCACAAATGCATGAAGAAAGTAGCAGCATGAGCAACGACATCAAGAACATCATTCGCACGTTCGTACCAATCGCGGTGGCCTCGATCATCGCTTACCTCACCAAGTTGGAAGCGCACGTCCCCAAGACGGAACTTGTAATGCTCCTCCCCATCATCTCGACGGCGTACTACTCCGCAGTCAAGGTGCTAGAGAAGAAGTACCCAAGCCTGTCGTGGCTCCTCGGCGCTCTTCCTGTCAAGGCTGAGCAGACCCCGACTAAGTGAGTTCTATCCCTCAGGCCGGCGACATCGGCTTTGCTCATTCCAACGGCATCATGGGGCGAGCGATTCGCTTTGGCGAGCGACTGCGCTGGGGTGAGAAGCCGAGCCATTGGAACCACGCCTTCATCGTGGACAAGGTATGGCTAGCAAGCGACGGTCACGTCGTCGTCACCATTATCCAGGCCGAACCTCACGGCGTAACGAACGACAAGCTCATCGAGAGTGTGGGCGACTACATACTCGTCGAGCCGAACCCGAACCATTCACGCGAGGACATCCTTGCCTTTGCTCGGGAGCAAGTCGGCAGTCACTACGGCTTCCTTAGCATCGTTAGTGTGGCGCTCGACATCGCTTCCCCAAACTGGTGGCCGGCCTTTAGGCGGCGCTCGACGTGGATCTGCTCAGCCCTCGTCGCTGAGTCTTTGCGTTACGCCGGATTCCTGCACAGCTGGGGCGACATCTACACCGTGACCCCCGCGCAACTCTTCAAGGAATACACACACCAGTAGTCTGTAGGTGGGCGAGAAAAAAGAAGCCCATTGCTTTTCGAAGCAACCCTCCTCGGGAAAAGAACCCCTCGGCCCTGACTAGTTCAGACCAGCCGAGGGGATTCTTTATTTAATGTTTGACATTGTCCCACGCTGGGACATAGTATTGGCGTATCGGCAAAATGCCGAGTTCTGAGGAGGACAAAATGAGTTTCTGCAAATGGTGCTCACGCTACACCTGGGGGAGCATGATGGCCTTTATGTTCGTATGCGACGACTGTGTGGACAGCGTCTACAACTTCTACGCCGAGCGAGAGCCAAGCGCATGACCGCTATCAAAGGCATCGTCCTGAGCAGTTGGAACGGCTACGAGAGAGGCGACGAAGTCAAGGTCGCTGGACACCGTGGCAAGTTCACGTTCTACTCCGTGCGCCTCGACGACAAGAACAAGCCGCTGTGGATCACCGTCATCGGTGGCACATGGCAGCACTCTAAGTTCAGGCACTTCCCACCGCAGTTAATCACCCCTACCAAGAAAGCGAAATCATGAGCATCCACGACACACTGGCTGAACTGTTCTACGACCTCGAGGACGTGGAGCCCGAATCAACCGTCTACAAGTTGAGCCACAACTACTACAAGACCTTCGTCGTGCTGAAGGACGCTGACCCGACTATCCAGGCGGTGAAGATTCCTAACGACATCGAGGAGCAATCCACCATTGTCCACTTCAACCGAGACTGCGAAGAGCTCAGCAATCTGTTGCGAGAGTGGAGCGATGTCACACCTGTCGTCTCTAATTGAAGAGTATCTGGGGGAGCCGCTAATGGAGTGGATCACCCTAAACAAATCGCAAGGCCTGTCCTGTCGTGAGATAGCATCAGTCCTGACGAAAGAGACCGGAATCACGGTCTCAAAATCATCAGTCCATCGTTGGCTGAATAACCCTGAGGAGGGAAAGTGAGCAGTACCACCATTGAAGGCTTCGCGGTAACGCTGAGCAAAACGCAGTACGCATTGCTGATGACGGCGCTCGTCGTCGCAGAAACACAGGTGAGCCCCGAGATGGAAAAGACCATCGAAGAACTTCGCCAGGACATCACCACGTCGTTCGAGATTGTCTGGAGTGGCAACTAATGTCAAATTACGAAATCAACGAACTCGCCGCCGCACTGGTCGCCGCTCAGGCGGAGTTCAGCGCAGTACCAAAGGGCTCAGCAAACCCTTTCTTCAAGAGCAAGTACGCCGCGCTCCCAGACGTAGTGGCTCACGCCGCACCAGTCTTGGCAAAGCACGGCCTTGCTGTCACGCAAAGCATCACCTACATCATCGCTGGGGACACAATCCTCGACGCGCTGAAAACCGCACTGATTCACAAGTCGGGGCAGTACATCGAGAACGAGATGGTCTTGCACCTTCCCAAGCAAGACCCACAGGGGCAGGGCTCGGCGGTCACTTACGCTCGCCGGTACTCCTACATGGCAATCCTCGGACTTGTGGCCGACGACGATGACGACGGCAACGCCGCCAGCAAGCGCCAGATGGCAGTCTCCAAGCCTGTTGCCGCGCCTCAACTCACCGAGGGTCAGAAGGAAGTTCGTGCCAAGCTCATTGCGCTGCACCCCCACACCGATGATCGCAAGTTCTTCCTCGAAGCACACACCGGACGCTCACTCACTGGGCTCCACGAATTGACCGAAATCGAAGTAACCAACCTAATCAACGCATTGACACAGAAAGAAGCAACCAATGGCTGAATCATCCATCGTCCTAGTCGGTAATCTCACCCGAGACCCCGAACTCAAGTTCCTCAACAGTGGATTGGCCACGGTGAAGTTCAGCCTCGCAGTCAATCGCAAGTTCAAGGACAACCGTGGCGAGGAGAAGGAGCAAACTTCGTACTTCGACTGCTCAGCCCTCGGCTCCATTGCTGAGAACATCGCCACCTCGCTGAAGAAGGGCGAGCGTGCAATCGTTCAAGGCCGGCTCGAACAGCGCACCTGGGACACCCCAGAGGGCGAAAAGCGGTCGGTGTTCGAGGTCAAGGTCGAGGCGTGCGGTGCTGACCTGCGCTTCGCTGTGACCTCCACATCACGCATCCCCAACCAGGGATCACCGAAGCGGGCGGTGCTCCACGAAGAAGATGCGTTCTAGTGGCGACTACCTCGGTGGCGGTGCAGGCAATCCTCGACGCTCTCATTGAGAACTATGGGGACATCGAACTTACGGCGGAGGACGCTGAGACCGTGTTCGGCGGCAACAAGCCGGTAAAGGTCAAGAACCTCTCGCACGCCAACCTGATGCAGTACGCCTTGCTTCACGCGCACCTTCAGATTCAAGGCGTCATCGCCCAACTGGAGCAACAGCGCCAGCCCAATCGGGCGCAACGTCGAGCAGCTGAGAAGAAGCGCCTACTGCTCCCCTAGAACGTTCCTCCCTGAACGTAAAGGAAGCCCTATGGGGTAACACCTGGCAACCTGCAAGACCGGCTCCTTCGGGGGCCAGTATCTTGCTTTAAGGTGAGGGTAGTAGTACCCTAAAACTAACTAATCCTGAGGAGGAAATGTGAAGCGCAAGAAAATCCCCACCAGCCTCGGCATTGTGCTGACCTGGTCTACATTCATCTCGACCGTGATCGGCGTAGAAATGCACTACGGCACGCCGAACCACTACTGGAATCCGCTCGGGGCGATTGTCCTCGGCTGGGTCGGTGCGCTGGTGATGGCTACATTCCTCGCATTGGTGTCTAAATGAACTTCTCAGACGCTCTATGTGCTGGTCAAGACCTATCCCTATTCTTCCCTGAATCGGGCGTAGGAAGCGCCGCTCTCAAAATCTGCGCCAAGTGTCCCGCAAAGGACGAGTGTTTGGAGTACGCCCTCAAGCATGAGGAGTTCGGCATTTACGGTGGCACGACCGCCGCGGAACGCAAAAAGATGCGAAAGCGCCTTAATATCCAACTGATTGACCCGATGACGTTGTCAATTCGCATCCCCGACCACCCATTCTGCGGAACTGAGTACGGCTACCAACGAGCTCACCGTCGAGCGCGTCAGGGCTACCCAAGCGTCAAATGTGTTGAGTGTCGCATGGCGCACCGAAACAGGGCCACCCTACGGAGGTCAGCATGAAAGAGCCCTACAGTTACGCCGGAGCACCCTGCATTGGCAAGACGGCGATGTTCTACCCACCCGAGGGAACGGGCAAGACAGAGCGCCTGGCACTCGAAGCCGAAGCCAAGTCACTCTGCGCACAATGCCCACACCTCGAGCACTGCCGAGACGAGGGCGTAAAGAACGAGACCTACGGCATCTGGGGCGGGCTCAATAGCCTAGAGATGAGCGAGGAACGTCGGGTGCGCAAAATCACGCTCCGACGGATTGCTATCTCAGCTGATCGCCCGATTGCCGGTCACAAGATTGCCTACCGCGACTTCGACCCTAAGGCGCACAACAACTGCGGCACGGTTAGGGGCTACCACGAACTGGCCGCCAAGACCAAGATGCTCGGAGGGGCAAGTAAGGGCTTCAGAGTCACCTGCCAGCCTTGCAAGGACGCTCGTTCGCTCTACGAGGGGCAACGTCGCATCAGACGAAGGAGGGGACTGTGAGCATCGAGGCGCAGGCCGTCGTGTGGCGATTAGACATTCCTCACGCTCACAAGTTCGTCGCTCTGGCACTTGCCGACCACGCTCACAAAGACGGCTCCGAGGCTCGTCCTAGCCAATTTCTGTTATCAAAGAAAACGAACATTAGTGATCGACACGTTCGGCGGATACTTCGTGACCTACTTGAGTGGGGCGTTATCGAGATTCAGCGCCCAGCAGGTCAGCACCGAGCGACTACTTACCGAATAGTAATGAACTTCCCAGACCGGACACCTATGTCCACCCTGGGGAAATCCAGACCGGACATTTCAGCATCCAGACCGGACATTGGAGTCGCTCAGACCGGACATGGATGTCCTACTAACCTTAAAGAACCGTTATTAGAACCCCCGATTGACATGACAACAATCAAAGAGCGGAACCGTCAAATCTTTAGAGGAATGAAATAAGTCCACACCCACAATCCCGAACTACGCTAAAGACGTGAAACTATCCACAGAGGACAACCCGCAGGAGAAAAACGACTATCTCGCCCTGCTGTCGTATCTGTGGCGGCACAGCATCTCGGTCAATAACAAAGCAATCAGCAACCAACTGACCATCCTCGGGGCAACTGAAGCGATAACCGACTGGGTGCAGGAGCACTACTACCAACTCGAACACTGGTTGCCTGGTGTTTGCGATGGATGCCTAACATGGGTTATAGAACGCACCGAGTCGCCTTATGGATCACACCCGCATTGTTGCTTCAAATGCCTGAACCTCATCATCACTCACTTCAACGAGAACGAGTGGCCTGAGCCAAATTGGTATCCAGGCGAAACGATTGTTATCGACGAACCCGACGAACTACCCGAGGAGGAAGTGTGAAGCGCACCCCACTGAGCAAGGTCTCCAAAGCCCGAGCAGCTCTCAACGTAAAACGCCGCGCCTTCGTCAAGGACATCCTTGCTGAACGCCCCGAGTGCGAGGCACACATTCCGCGAGTCTGCTCGCACTACGCCTGCGACGTTCACGAGATACTCACCCGCGCACGAGGTGGCTCCATCCTCGACCCCGACAACGTCCTGGCACTCTGCCGAGACTGCCACACCTTCATTACGGTCAATCCTGGCTTCTCTCAAGAGCACGGCTTCACCGTCCACGCATGGGCAACGAGCGCCGACGTTATTGCCGCGGCACGAGCGAGGGAGATGTATGCGCAGAATTAGGATTGGCAAAAAGAACGAGTTTGAGTTTTGGCTTAAGACTCCCTATCGCTACTCGCGCAAAAGAAAAAAGGCGATGAAGAAAAAGTGCTCGGACGACGTTCTTGCTCTGCTCATCGAGCGTGTTATGCAAAATGGTAACTGACCCGCTGTTCGGCAAAAAGGCGTGGAAGAGCACGATGCTCGAGGCGGAGTTCCACGACCAAGTTGCTCAAGTTATGAGGCTCAACGGCTGGTCGGTCTACTCCGTCCCTGACTCTCGGCGCGTCTCGCTGGCTGGATATCCCGACATCACCGCTTGGCGCGGCACTCGTCTCATCTTCGCTGAGCTGAAACGAGAAAAGGGTCGCACGTCACCGGCTCAAGACGACGTGCTTAGCGAACTCAGACAGATACCCTGCGCCGAGGTCTACCTCTGGAAACCGTCAGACTGGGATAGCATCGTAGACATCACCAAGCGAGGGAACAAATGAGGAGGCGCATCGTGTTAGTCGTGCTCGCAATAATTGTTATTGGCTCGTTCTTTATGTGGATCAACGAATGAAGAACGCAGACCGTCTCATCCGTGACAAGAAGCGAATCGAAAAAACACTGAGCCGCCTCAGCGATGGGGTAATGCTCGACCTCTGCCGACGTGCTGGCACGAGGGCCGACAGGGATTCCACACCTGGCGGCCCTCGGGCGAAGGGGACAGTCTCCGACCCCACCCTCTCCGCAGTCGTGCGCAACATGAGCGCCCAGAAAGTCGCCGACCCCATCTTCGACAGCGTCCGAGACATCGCTCGCCTACTCGACGAGATGTCACGCATGAGCATGAGACTTGAGGACTTGGTGCGCTTCGTCACCACCGGCAAGGAACGCGCCAAGCAAGCAACCATCACCGAGTGCAAAATCTGCGCACGAATTGTTGAGTGCACGCCATCCGATCGCCTGCGCTCAGGGATGTGCTCCGCGTGCTACATGGCGCAACGCCGCGCCAAAGTCCAGTAATCGCAAGGAAACAAAAGATTCCAAAATAATGCTTGACACTGTCCCACCGTGGGACATACCATTGACTCATCGGCAACCCCGCCGAGTTCCTGAGGAGGACAGCATGACCGCATTACTGACACAGCAACAAATCGACTCACTGATTAATGGCGTTACCTACAACCTCGAGGCCACGTTCGTCACTCGCAAGCCAAAGGGCTTTGGCGAGTTCGACGGCGAGTTGTTCTGCCCTCACCGCAACCGCTCAGTCTGCAACGACTGCGCCACCGCCTACGGCAACATCTACGAAGTCTGGGACGTTCACTATTGGGCTCGCAACATCGAGGAACTGGTTGTGACTGTTCGCATGATGGCAGACGCACGCATTCAGGCAGGTGCATGATGGCGCACTGGCAACAAGTCGGCATGTCAATCTTCGTAGACGCAATCTTGGCTGTCGTCATCCCAGTCATCGTGTGGCAGGGCATCAAGATGGTCAAGGAACTGCTCCCCGACATCAAAGAGGAGATGAAGCGATGACCAAGCCTTACGCCTTCGGAATTATCAAGTCAGGTGTCTGGCAAATCTTCTGCCCTACCTGCTGGGGCAAGATGTTCCCTCGCAAGGCCGACGCCGACCTGCTCGGGAGCAACGGCGATCAGGTGCGCTGTGCTGGCTGTGGGAAGTGGGTCGGATGACTTACAACCTCTTCGACCTGCCGGCCTACCAGGACACGATGACCAGCATCCTTGCCGCCGAGAGCATGGTGGGCAAGACCGCATCGCTCAGAAGCAAAGTCCTAGAGGCGCTCCAAGCATTACCGATGACGGACGAGCAAATTGCCGACACGCTTCACCTTGCTCCAAACACCGCTCGCCCTCGACGCATCGAACTGGTGCAGGACGGTCTCGTTGTCCAAGTGGGCGAAGCCAAGACCAAGTCAGGCCGACGCGCAATTCTCTGGGGAGCGAAGTGATTACAGTTGAGCGCATCCATCAAGGAATCGCCAAGTGCCTAAACCGCATCGACGAACTTGTGGCCGAAATGGCTGAAGCCGGAGACAACGCCGCCAACGCCGAGGCACTTTACAAGACCGAGTTCGCCAGGCAACGCCTCGCCTACCGAGTAACGCACGAGAAGAGCACCGTCGGGCAAGTGGACGATCACGCCACAGACGCGACCTCTGACCTGCTACTTGCTCACCTAATCGCAGCCTCCAGACTGACAACGACTCGCGAAGCATTACGAGCTACGCAATCACGGCTCGATGGGATGCGCTCGCTTCTGTCAAGTATCAAGGCGGCAACCTGATGTCACAGTCAATCCGTAGTATCATCATCAACGCAACACCAAACGCCTGAGGAGGCACAATGAAAGTACGCATCATCACGAAGGGGCTCTCGCATGACGAGTGGCTCGAAGCACGTTCACAGGGAATCGGCGGCTCAGACGCTGGCACGATTCTCGGAGTGAACCCTTACAAGGGCCGGCTCGAACTCTGGCTCGAAAAGAGTGGACGCAAGCCCAACACATTCACCGGCAACGAAGCCACCCGACTGGGACAAGCCTTTGAGCGCCCCATCGCTGAAGTCTACGCCCAGAGCATTGCTGACCAGGGTCTCGTCGTCGTGGCATGGCCTGTAATCCTCGAGGGTTCCTATGACTGGCAACTCGGCAACGTGGACTTCTTTGTTTGCCGCACCACCGACGCAAACTTCGCCCAGTTCAAGACAGGCGTGGTGAACGACTGGGACGGCCACGACGCACCACCACTGATTCAGAGCATTCTCGAAATCAAGACCAGCGGGCTCGCAGGTCGAGGCAACGCCGACGCATGGTCGAATGGATCGGTTCCCGCCGGTTACCGTGCGCAAGGTTGCCACTACGCCAGCGTCACCGGCATTCACGACGTGACCTTCGTCTGCCTCATCGGCGGGCAGGGCATCGTCACCCGCGACGTGACTTACACACCCGAGGAACTGTTTGAGTTGGAACAAGCCGAGAGCCGGTTCTGGTATAACGTGATGAGCGACACCGAGCCCGAGGCCACCGCCAACGACCTCGACGCACTCAAGTCTCAATACCCAGTGAGCACCGACCAAGTAGTCGAGGCTGACGACATCGTGCTGGGGCTGTACCGTGAATACAAAGCGCAGAAGGCAATCGTGGACAGCGCCGACGAGGAACTGAAGCGCCTCCGCGCACAACTCGAGCAGATCATCGGCTCCGCGCAGGCTGTGATGTACGAGGACGAAATCCTGTTCACCTACAAGAGCAACAAGGTTAGCGAGACGTTCGACTCCAAAGCCTTCAAGGACGCTCACCCCGAGATTGTCGCCCAGTTCACCGTGTCGAAGCCAGGCGCTCGCGTGCTGCGGATGGTGGCGGAATGAGCTACGGCAATTACGAACTCATCAACGGCTACAAGCGCGTCATCGAGCAAGAATGGCAGGAACACGACCTGCTACTGCCCTTTGGCGAGGTAGGGACATACATCGCCAAAGTAAATAAGCGAGATGATGACTTTACGACCATAGATAACTCAACTATTAGTCGAGTAATCAAGGCAGGCTGTATCGATCAGATGACAATCTACCTACTGCTCCACCAGCGGAGCTACACCGACGACAAGACAGGCAAGCTAGTAGCAAAACCTACGACCTACGCCTGGCTAATGAAGGAAACAGGCTTGAGCCTGACCACGGTCAAAAATCACATCAAAAGGCTGAACGATGCGCAGCTCATTAACTGCTACTCAACTAGGCAAATGACAGAGCTGGGCAACTCAACGCAAGATGGCAACTGCTACGGCATCAACTACCGCCGATACACCGGCGACGAGACCATCAAGGTCAAGGACAGCATCATCAAGCAGTACTCCGAGCAGGTCATAATCCTTACAGGGCGCAACAACGACCTGACCGAGCAAGTGGCTTACTGGACTAACTTATACCGTGAATTGAAGAACGCAGAGGGGGAGACCAAATGACCTGCACACACACCTACGGAGTCCTCAACAGTCAGGGGGAGCCAGTCAAGATTCGCTACACGCGGATGTTCTGCCCCGACTGTGGGGAGCGCCTCGAAGCACCAGGGCCGACCAAGCCATTCCGCCTCCGTCCGGATCAACGATGAATGGCAACGGCATGAGTTTTGCAGACTTCGACAAGTACGTCCTCGATAACAACATCCAGCCCGACGAATTGGGCGCGGCCTTCGGAGCGTGGATGAATCTGAAAACCGGCTGGGACGGCGACCAAGACAAGG